TGTGGCTTCGAGGTAGAGCCTGCCCATGCGGGCGCAGCCCTCCTTATTCTCCTTAGCCGCAAGGTCTCCCTGTCTCCTGACGAGCTTCTGAAGCGAGTCCTCTAATGGCGTCCAATGTCGTCAGGGTCAGTGTTCTAGCGGACGCCAAGCAGTTCGGTAAGGGCTTCGGAGAGGCTCAGGCCAAAGCCGTAGGCTTCGGTGCCGCTATTGGCACGATGGCTGGAAACATCGCTTTCAGCCTCGGGCGCAAGGCCGTCACGGCTATCAAGGACTTTGCTACTGACTCCATCCAAGCCTTCTCCGACCTCGAACAGTCGGTAGGTGGAACGGAGGCCATCTTTGGGGATGCCTCAGGGGCCATCGACGATTTCGCCAAGACCTCAGCACAGTCGATAGGTCTGTCCGAGGCGGCATTCAGGACCGCCACCACCCTGATTGGTGGGCAACTGAAGCGGATGACCGGCGATGTGGACTTCGCCGCTGACCGGTCGGTCTATCTCACCCAGGTTGCCGCCGACCTCGCTGCCACCTACGGCGGAACTACTACGGAGGCCGTCAATGCGTTGTCTGCCGCCTTCCGTGGGGAGGCCGACCCCGCCGAGCGCTTCAACCTGAACCTGAAGGCAGGCCAGGTCAATGCCAAGGCCCTGGAGATGGGCCTGGCGAAGACCACAGGGGAGATAACAGAGCAGGACCGTGCTATGGCCCTCCTCGCCCTCATCTCAGAGCAGGCAGCAGACGCCACAGGCCAGTTCACTCGGGAGCAGAACTCCCTAGCTGGGCGCACTCAGATTATGAATGCCCGGCTGGAGAACCAGAAGGCCGTCATTGGTGAGAAGCTGGCTCCTGCTTACCTCGCCCTCTTGGGTGCTGCCGAGAAGCTGATGCCCGTGTTGGGAGAGATCGCCGACTTCCTAGCACGCATCACTGGTGCAGCAAGCGAGGCGGAACAGGCCCTTCGGGACCTTGAGAATGAGATGGGGGTGGACACCGGCACCGCTGAGGCGATGTTCACGGCCTTCGACGAGGGCACCAGGTTCGGGCTGACCAACCTCAAGGGCCAGGCAGCGGAGGCACGCATCACCCTGGCGAGCCTGAAGGATGAGATGGGTCTGATGTCCCGTGAGGAACTCGTCAGGATGCGGGACAGCCTGGACGCAGTAGCCGAGCAGTTGGGCTGGAATGCCGATGTCACCGAGATTTACAGGCAGGGCATTGAAGACACCCTTGGAACCACCGAGGAAGCTGCCAAGAAGACCGACCGCTTCACGAAGGCCAATGAGAATTGGGCTGATGTCACAGACACCGACTACATCCCCACTCTCAAAGACGCCTCTGAAGCCACCGAAGAACTAGCCGAGGAGACCCAGACCGCTGCTGATGCCATCCGGGATGTCCAGAACGCTGCTCTTGAAGCTGTCGACCCGGTGTTCGCCTACATGAACGGCACACGAGAGTTGGCCGAAGCTCAGGCTGCCTACAACGCCGCTGTGGACGAGTTCGGGGTGAACAGCCCTGAAGCCATCCAGGCAGCCGAGGACATCGCCAGGGCCAACGGGCAAATCCTCGAAGCGGTGACAGACATTGGTGAAGTGGGGGTGCCTGCTGCTATGGCAGCCCTCAAGTCGCTGGGTGTCCCCCAGGCGGTCATCGACAAGTTCGCTGCCGACAAGAAACGCATCGAAGAAATCTTCCGCAACATGGTCCTCAGGATCGGTGTGTCGGCTCCGACCCTGTATCCGACCTCACCGTCCTCGGGAGGCGTTGGGTGGAAGTCAGAATCCAGGAACTACTACGCCCACGGTGGTATCGCCAAGGCCCGTCCTGGTGGCAGGGTGCTTGCCGAAGCCGGGTCCGACGAGGCGATGATCCCCATGAACTCGGAGGGCATCGGCATTCTGGCTGCCGCCATGAAAGAGGCTCTCGGTGGTGGAGGCCAGGCGATCAACCTGATCGTCCCGGCGTCACGGGCCACACCTATCGACGGGTGGGACATCATCGAAATGCTCCAGAAGATCGAACAGTCGTCAGGCCCACTTCCGATCAGGGTGAGGCAAGGCTGATGCAGGCTATCTACCCCGGTCTGGTGCTCGGAGGCTCTCCCCTCTATGCGGGGCTGACCCTCGGGGACATCCTCTACTACACGTCTTCAGACACGTTCGACCATCCCGACTATCCAGGGCTGAGGGCTGTTGTAGCCCACTATCTGGGTGGTGGTGGAGCCGGGGGAGGCTCCACGGCTACCACGTCGGGTAACAGGTCTGCTGGTGGTGGTGGAGCGGGAGGCAACTACGGTCGCAAGCTGCTCCTGGTTACCGCCCTGTCAGTCTCAGAGAACATCGTGGTCGGAGCGGGGGGAACCCCTGTGTCGGGGGCTGCGGGAGGGGACGGAGGACAGTCGTCGTTCGGCTCGTTCATAGCCCAAGGCGGTCCTGGCGGGACAACGCTGGCATCGGGTAGCGCCTTCGGGACAGCATTGGGAGGCCGCACCACGACCAACGCTACGGGTGACCTCACCGTGCATGGTTCAGACGGCGGGTCTGCGGTCAGGGACGCCGCAGCCAACATCTACAACGCTGGTGGTGGGGCCTCCTACCTCGGGGGAGGGTGCCGGGGTCGTGCGTTCTCCACCGGAGTCGGATTCAACGGGCACCTTTACGGTGGTGGTGGGGGAGGGGCTATGACCGGGAGTGCCGGAGCAGCGCAGCTAGGCGGGGCTGGTGCTGACGGTCTCGTGCTCGTGGAGCTTCTCTATTGATCCCGCTACCCGCCCTCGCACAGTCGCTCCTCTGGGCTGGAGGCCAGATCGACGTTCGTGTCGAAGTGGACACCGGCACCACCGACTCGGGAGACGAGTTCGCCCTGTGGGGTGAAGACTTCTGGGCTGAATTCCTGTGGGCTTCGTCGGCTCCAGGCTGGCTGGACCTGTCCCCATTCGTCCTCGACCTCGACTTCGACGGTGGTGCGGAACGGTGGGGCCAAAGGTTCAAGACGGGGAGCGCCACGGTCATCCTCGACAACACGACCGGCATCTTCACCCAGGATGCTCCCGTCACCAAGCCGTTCCATCTGCCGTTCCGTCCGGGACGCAAGATCAGGGTGGTTGCCATCCCCGACCCAACAGCCGACCCTGAAAGCGCCACCTATCGGGTGCCGCTGTTCACCGGGATCATCGACTCGACCTCCGACGACTATGCAGAGGGTGCTTGGGACAACACCACCAGGGTCTACTGCTTCGACAACGGTGCCGTGTTCGCCGGTCACAACCCTCCGATGCTGGGGACACCCACAGGAGTGGAGACCTCAGATGAGAGGGTTACCTCGGCTCTCGACCGGCTCAACTGGCCCGCAGGAGACAGGGACGTTCAGACCGGGATTCACTCTCTCCAGACCTCCCACCTGGCTCAGTCCACATGGGAGGAATGCCAGACGGCAGCCGACGCCGAGGGGGGAGCCTTCTTCGCAGGCAAGGACGGCAAGGCGGTGTTCAAGGCCCGTGACTGGCTGATCACCGACACCCGTTCGATCACCGTCCAAGGGTGGCTGGGCTACGACGAGATACCGACCGGAGAACAGGGTGCCCATGTGATAGCGGTGGACACGTCGTGGGAGCTTGCCAGGATCAGAAACCAGGTCCGGTTCGCCCGTGTCGGTTCGACCATGCAGGAGGCCGAAGACGCAACCTCTCAGACCCTCTACGGAGTTCGTTCATACGAAAGAACCGACTTCGAGAACAACGCTGACGGGGCGCTCGCCATTCTCGCCGCACGTCATGTGAAGGTCCACAAAGACAACCGTATGCGTGTCGATGCGGTCACCATCGCCGGGGTGGAGGACCCCGACAATGAGGACCTGAACCGTCTCCTGTGGGCTGTCGAATACGGAGACCTGTTGACCGTCCAGGTGAAGACCGGACAGGGCTGGTCCTTCGAGCGCCTCGTCCAGGTGTTCGGCATCCACCACCACATCACCGGGGACGACTGGCTGGTCACCTTCCGTCTCGACGATGCTCAGATCAACTTCCTGACCGGTCGGGACGCTCTGATGACCCAGCTTGGCCCTATCGCCTGGTGGAAGTTCTCCGAGTCGGGAGGGACTTCAACAGCGGACCAGGCAGGCACCCACACCCTCACATGGAACGGCACACCCACCCTGGCGTCGTCTGGTGGGCCGATCGCCGGGGGAGACGGGATGGCAACCCTCGACGGGACCGACGACTACGCCACCGTCACCGACGAGGGAGACTTGGAGCTACACCAGAACATGACCTTCGAGGCTCGGGTCCGACCCCACGACGCCACCGGAGGGTTGCAGGCGATCCTGTCGGTGAGAGGCGCAGGAACCGATCGCAACCTCTACTCCCTCTACTGGCATCCCGACGACTCCCTATACCGTTTCTACCCGTTCACATCGGAGGGGAGTTCGACCATCCTCGATGTGGGTGCTGCCAACACTTGGATTCATATTGTCGTCACCGTCGAGTGGACCGCCACCGAACGTAAGATCACCCGATACATTGACGGGGGGGCTGGGTTCACATCGGTCACCAGCTACCTGCCGTCTGTGGTAACCCGTGAGGTCAACGTCGGTCGGGAGGGGACAGACGGGGGAGAGTTCTTCGACGGGGACATCTCAGAGCTTGCCGTCTGGGATCGGCTGTTGACCCCGTCTGAGATCACCGACCTTTACAACGCTAGCTATGAGTAGGAGGCCCTAAATGCCTGAGATCATTGATGTGGTGGACAGCGAGGACCTGGCTGTTGCCGAGTGGGCTAACGCCATCCGGGACCGCACCGTCCAACGCTACAACGACCTGTCCACCCGCACCACCGAGCACGCCACACCGGCTGTAGGGGACCTGAGCTTCCTGGAGGACTCGGGGGCTTTGGAGGTCTACTTCGGAGGCTCGTGGCGGGGTCTGCTGCCCACCGGGGCTGTCATCGCCCATGCGGGGACCACAGCGCCGTCTGGGTGGCTGCTGGCTAACGGTGCCGAGGTATCCAGGACAACCTATGCCGCCCTGTTCGCTGTCATCGGGACAGTGTTTGGGGTTGGTGACGGTTCGACCACGTTCAACCTGCCAAACCTGAAACAGAGGTTCCCGCTGGGGAAGGCCGATTCGGGCACCGGAGCGGCGGTGGGAGACACGGGCGGGGCTATCAACCATGTCCACTCGGGGCCGTCGCACACCCACACCGGGCCGTCGCAC